ATCAGTACCCTAACGGAATGGAGTTAAATCATGACCGATTTAGCGCAATGGGAAAAAGAAAACGAAGCGTTCCTGATTAAAATCGGTCAGGTCGCTTCAAAGCCAGAAACAAAACCAACAACTAAGAAAGACGAGGAATAAACCGTGGCAGTATATCTAAGCAATGGTGTTAGCGTAACTGTGGATTCGGTTGATCTGAGTTCATTGGTTTCATCAGTAACAATCAACCGTTCATTCGATGAGCTGGAAATTACAGCCATGGGAGATTCTGGTCATCGTTTTACGAAGGGACTTGAGGCTTCATCAGTCACAATCGACTTCTTCAACGACTCAGATACAGCAAAGACACTTCAGAAGTTGAACACAATCTGGGGAACTTCTGTAACCGTAGTCATCAAGCAAACTTCTGCTGCAGTATCAGCATCAAACCCAAGCTACACAATGTCTTGCCTTATCAACAACACAACACCAGTAAACGGTGCAGTTGGCGATATCTCAACACAGTCACTAACTTGGAACGTAAACGGTACAATCGCTGTAGCATCAGCGTAACAACTATCTAAGGGGCTAAAATGGCAAAGCTAAAAGTAACAAGATCAGACGGTGCAGTTCAGGAGTACGAGATAACACCAGTTATTGAGTATTCGTTTGAAAACTACTTCAAGAAAGGCTTTCACAAAAGCCTGATGGAAGATCAGATGCAGAGTTCGGTTTACTGGCTTTGCTGGGAAGCAATTAGACGCTCGGGTGAAGCAGTCAAGCCCTTCGGCGAAGATTTTATCTCTACTCTGAAAAGTGTTGAGGTCTTAGAGTCTGACCCTTTAGGCTAGATCGGAACTCCCTCACCTATCTCGCGGCTCGCTTGAGTTACGAGTATGGAGTTCCCTTCCAAACTATCGTCGAACTACCGACGATGGCTTTCAAGGCACATGTAGAAGTCCTCAAGGATATAGCGAAGGAGCGAAGCGATGGCAGTAAAAGTCGAAATCCGCGGCAACGCTGATCTTCGTAAAGCCCTGCGTCGCTTTACTCCCGACCTTGAGAAGGCACTTAAAAAGGAACTACGCGCTGCGTTACTTCCCGTGGTGCGCCAAGCCAAAGGATTCGTACCCGCCCAGTCGCCAATGCGCGGGTGGGCTAGTCGTGCATTTAACGAGGGAACCTTTCCAACCTATAACTCTGCAACTATTATCAGTGGAATTACTTACACGACCTCACCGAGCAAGATAAATGAAAACGGTTTTAGCTCGATGGCTAGTATTCAAAACCGCAGCCGCGTAGGTGCTATCTACGAAGGCGCGGGTCGCGCCAATCCGCAGGGACAACCATGGGTCGGTCCTAAAGCTGGAAGCAATAGCAACAAGGTCAGCAAATCAAATAACCCTAGAGCGGGCGCTCAGTTCATCGACAATCTTCCACCTTTGGTTTCAAGTCTCAAGGGTCGCGGTCGTCTTATCTATCGCGCTTGGGCTTCAAGCCAAGGCAAGGCAGAAGGCGCAGCGATGAAGGCAATCGATACAGCCATTAGACAATTTAGAGTAGAAGCCGCCAAGGGCGTATTAGGGAAGGCAGCGTAATGGCATTTAAAGAAGAGATCGTCCTTGGATCACGCGCTGACACCCGTGGGTTCAAAAAGGTCGAGACAGCCGCAACCAAACTTAATCGAACCATCAAGGGACTTGCGGGTAGCCTTGGGGTTCTTTACGGGACAACCGCTCTCGTATCATTTGGCAAGCAAGCGCTCAAAGCGTTTGCCGATGACGAGGCTGCAGCCAAGCGCCTAGCAACAGCGGTAGATAATCTTGGGCTTTCATTCTTCAAGGCAGATGTAGAAACTTTTATCGGCAACCTCGAGAAGTCTGCGGCAATCGCCGATGACGTTCTTCGTCCAGCTTTCCAGAGCCTTTTGACTACGACGGGCTCATTAACTAAGTCACAAGAATTACTTAACAACGCGATCCAAATCAGCCGCGCAAGTGGCATTGATCTTGGCACGGTTGTTGAGGACTTAAACAAGGGTTACGTCGGGGTTACTCGCGGGCTCATCAAATACAACACAGGTCTAACGCGGGCTGAACTACAGACTAAATCATTCAATGAAATTCTCGGAGTCATTCTTGCCAAGTCTGCGGGGTCTGCTCAGGCTTACCTAGAGACGACATCATTCAAGCTTGATGCGCTTACCCTTGCCAGCGAGAACGCAAAGGAAACAATCGGCGCAGGGCTTGTGGATGCGTTCGCTCGTATTGCTGGCGGGTCTGAGACATCCGACGCAGTAAAGGCTATTGATAACATTGCCAAGGCAATTAACGGCGTTACAGCGGCTACTGGATTCCTAATTGGGGGTCTAGTCAAGCTTTACAAGGGTCTCGACTTCCTAACCACGTTTGGTGGGCTGACTGGCGCTAACGGATCGCTGGCTACAATCCTCGATAGCAAGCCTTCAACCAACCGATCTAAGTCTCCAGCGGGAACTGCGGCTCGAACCAAGCAGCAGCGTGACGCAGAGGCAGCAGCGGCAAAGCGCGCCAAGGAACTATCGGCGCTCACAAAGAAGCAGGTCGCTGCACAAAAGACACTAACCGCAGAGCAAAAGAAACAAGCCGCGCTTAAAAAGGCTGGCACAATCTTTGACCTTGAACAGATCCAGATTATCGCTGCACTCAAGGGAAACATCTCAGCTGAAGAGCGCAAGCGCCTTGAACTTCAGTTCGCCCTACTTTTAGGTAATGAAGATGAAGCCCGTCGCCTCACATACGAATTGGCGAAGGCTCAAGGACTAGGCGAACAAATTGCCCGTGACCTTGCAAGCCTTCCAATGGCTAACAATCCCTTTGCATCATGGGAGGCGTACCTTGACAAAATTGCAGAGAAGGCTCGACAAATTGCCAGCATGACAGTCAACGCACCACTTGGCACGGCTGCAGCTGCGGCTGCGTCAGGGACGGCAGTCTCTAGCAACGTCTCTACTAACGTCCCTGTCATGGGCTTCACGCCACCACCAAGCGGTTCTTACGGCACACCTACAGGGCCAGTGCAAGGTCCACAAGTAATCGAGTTAAAGATTACAGGCGACGGAGACCTTACTAACACAATCGCAAAGAACCTTATGCAGCAGAGCCTTTCATCGGGCAACCAGACTTACGTCAACCGCCGCACGGGTGGATTTGAGTAATGGCATTACCTGCACAAATAGCGGTCAGCTTCGACTTTAGCTCGGGAGCAACCTTCGGGGCGGGCTTCGTGATTGGCTCACCAGATAATGGCGTCATCGGAGTTAACCGCTTTGGTTCATCTGACGTAGTTATCCCTACAGTTGATCTAACGCCTGACGTGTACTCAATCTCAATTCGTCGTGGTCGTAACATTATGAAGGACACCTACGAGGCTGGTACAGCCATTGTGCGCGTCCTAGACCCATTGGGCTATTTCAACCCACAAAACCCAGACTCACCTTACTTTGGCTACTTAGTCCCATTGCGCAAGCTACGCATATCTGCGACGACAGCAACGGCTGAACACTTCCTCTTTAGCGGGTACGTGAATGACTACAGGTACACCTTTCCGATAGGGCAAGAGACTGCATACGTTGACATCCTTTGCACCGATGGATTCCGTCTATTGCAGATGGCTAACGTATCCACTATTGCGGACACGCCCGCTGGCCAGACAACTGGCACACGCATTGGCAAGATTCTTGACGACGTTCAATGGCCAGTCTCGATGCGTACAATCGCAACGGGTGTGACGACCTGTCTTGCTGATCCAGCAACCATCCGCACCACATTAGAGGCTGTCAAAAACGCGGAGTTCTCCGAGGGCATGGGCGCGTTCTACATGAGCCCAGATGGAACGGCTGTCTTTAAGTCGCGCAGCGAGGTTGCATCAACTCTTGCGGCTACCCCAACAGAATTTAACCAGACCACTGGTATCCCTTATCGCTCCGTCAAGTACGCGTTCGACGACAAACTTATTATCAACGACGTTAAGTTCAACCGCATCGGCGGCACAGCCCAGAATGTCTTTAGCCAGACTTCTATCGACAAGTACTTCCCTCACGGATTGACCCAAGAAAACCTCATCGCCGAGACCGATACCATCGTGGCGGGCATTGCTGGCAACTATGTCAACACCCGCAAGGAAACCACAATCAGAATCGATGAAATCGTGGTTGACCTACTAGATGCATCAGTCCCAACGGACACCATGATTGGACTGGATTACTTTGACAATCTAAAAATTACAAACGTGACGCAAGAAGGATCGACCATTGTTAAAACATTGCAGGCACAGGGCTTTGCGTGGGATATCACGCCGAACAAGATGACGGTCGCAATCACCACGCTCGAGCCTATTCTTGATGTTTTCATAATTGGCAGTACTACATACGGTATAATCGGACAATCAACAATGAGTTACTAGGAGATAAACAATGGCATCAGGCTTCCCAGCAGCAACAGGAGACGTGCTAACAGCTGCGGCTTTCAACGGGCTAGTAACCTTTACGGTCGGCTCAGACCAAACAGCGGATTACACAGCAGTCTTGACGGATCAATATCAGACTTTAGTTCCGATGAACAAGGCAACAGCAATTGCCTTCAAGATTCCTACCAACGCCTCAGTAGCGTTCCCAGTAGGCACAGCAATCACTATTCTTAACAAGGGCGCAGGAACTTGCACAATCAGCGCAGTTACAAGTGGCACAACGACTGTGACGAGTGCGGGAGCCGTCAGCGCATCACCGACTTTAGGACAATGGAAGACAGCCGTAGCGATTAAACTGGCGACCGATTCTTGGGTCGTTGTCGGTGGAGTTGCTTAATGATTGGCTGCATCACAGCAGGAGTATTTAGCGTTGGTGCGCCACCCGCTCCGACCACAGTAAGCGTTCAATATCTCGCTATTGCTGGTGGAGCTTCTGGTGGAAACCATGCCGCAGGTGGCGGCGGTGCTGGTGGATACCTAGCCAACACAGGCACTTATAACCTTTCAACTAATTATTCGATTTCTATCGGCGCAGGCGCAGCTTCAACTGGAACCGCTGGTATTGCTGGTTCTAAAGCAGGCAACGACGGAAGCAACACTTTATTCGGAGTGCTAACCGCTAACGGCGGCGGCGGTGGTGGAGCTATTGCTGCTGGCACAGGACGCAATGGTGGTTCTGGCGGTGGTGGTGGCGGTGCTACTTCATCTTCGGGTGGTGTTGGTTCACAAGGCAATAACGGCGGCACAGCTTCTGCAACGCAAGGCGGCGGTGGCGGTGGCGGCGGAGCTACAGGCGGACTCCCTAACGGCGGCGCAGGATACGTTTCTACAATTACAGGTTCTTCGGTCACCTATGCAGGCGGTGGCGGTGGCTCTGGAACTTCTTCAGCTGGCACAGGTGGTGCAGGCGGTGGCGGTAACGGAACAGTAAACAACTCAGATGGTGCTACAGCGGGTTCAGCCAATACAGGCGGTGGTGGTGGCGGTGCTTGGTACTTTGCAACCGCAGGTACAGGCGGAGCAGCAGGTGGTTCTGGTGTTGTTATTCTTCGTTACGCAAACACAAGCACAATTACTATTGGAGCAGGACTTACAGGATCAACAGCAACAGTTGGTTCTGACAAGGTAACAACAATTACCGCTGGCACAGGAAACGTGAGTTGGGTCTAATGGCACATTACGCATTTTTAGATGATTCTAATATCGTCACAGACGTTATCGTTGGCATTGACGAAACAGAACTAATTGAGGGAAAAACACCCGAAGATTGGTATTCAGAGTTTCGAGGTCAGCGTTGCGTGCGTACCTCCTACAACGGAAAGATTCGCTACAACTACGCAGGACTTGGCTATACCTACGATCTAATTGATGACGCGTTCATTGCTCCTATGCCTGAGTGCGGACACGATGAACTTATGCTCACACAAGCAAAACAATGGCATTGCTCTAATCCAGAGCATGTGGTGATTCTCGATGAGTCCTAAACTATGCAAGGCTGGACAACAGTTAAGGTTGCAGGTAGATGATAGTTACCCTGACAGAGACCGCGCCTCCGATGGCTGGATTGGCGATGCACGTCATAAATCGCGTCCTTCTGATCACACACCTGATGAACAAGGTATCGTCAGAGCGATTGACCTTGACAGGGATTTATCTGGAAAAGCAAAGCCAGACCTCATGCCTGACCTTGCAGATCAGCTTCGACTCTGCGCTAAACGTGGCGATAAAAGAATCGCTTATGTCATCTTCAACGGAAGAATATCGTCTTCCAAAAAGGGCTGGGCTTGGCGCCCTTATAGTGGAACTAATAATCCCCACAATCATCATTGCCACGTTAGTTTTACCAAAGCGGGCGATACAGATGGTTCGTTCTTTAATATCCCGATGATAGGCGGCACAGCATGAATATGAAGAATCCATACATTATGAGCATTGGCGCTTTTCTAGCGGTCTGGGGTACAACCTCAAACTTCTCGCTGGACTATCGCTCAGTCCTCGGTTCTCTAGTCGCGGGCGTCTTCGGTTACGCAACTCCTAAAAAATGAGCCAAAGCGATTTCTTTACACTTTACTTTGCTAGCCTCGGAGTTCTAGGCGGCTTGGCGGGGTACGTCATTACTCATTTACTGGGTGAAATTAAGCGACTTAATTCGCGTGTCGATGAGATTTACAACATACTTCTAGACCGATAATAAAGTCATGGCGAAGAAACGACCAGTCATAGACCTAGATACTTACTCAGCTCTTGATGCTTACTGCATCGCTCTAAATGAGTATTACAAGTCTTTACGCAAGGCAGGGTTCACAGAGACCCACGCCTTCTGGATACTCGGTGATCGTGATTCTTTTCCTGATTGGATTATTCCAAACCTTCCCAATCGAATCGATAACCTACCCTACGAGGACGACGACGAGGACTAATGAAAAAGATTCTGGTTATACCTGATCTTCAGATTCCCCTGCACGACCAGCACGTAGTCTCAAATATCATCAGATTTAGCAAGACCTTCAAGGCAGACCAGACCGTTACCCTTGGGGACGAAATGGACATGACCGAGCTTGGACGTTGGAGCGAGGGGAAAGCCGATTGGTTCGCACAGACCCTAGACGATAACCGCAACCTAACCGTGGACATTCTTTGGGAACTTGGCGTTTCTGACTGCATAAGATCGAACCACACGGATCGCCTATATAACCAAATCAGTAGCAAAATCCCAGCCCTTGGTTCATTGCCCGAGCTGCGCTTTGAACGATTCCTAAAGTTTGATGAACTAGGTATTACTTTCCACAAGGACGAGATGAACATCGCGCCTAACTGGGTAGCCGTCCACGGAGACCATACCCCTATCAAACCACAGGGGGGTCTATCAGCCCTTGAGGGGGCGCGTAGGCGGGGGAAGAACGTAATCTCGGGTCATACGCACAGGTCGGGTAGATCATCGTTCACGGAGGCTTCAGGCGGTCGCGTAGGGCGTATCCTGCAGGGAGTAGAGGCTGGACACCTGATGGATACCCGTAAGGCGCACTATACCCACGGGGTTATGAACTGGCAGCAGTCATTCTGCATCATGTACGTACACGGTAAAAACGTGCAGGTTGACATAATTAACATTGAAAAGAACGGCACATTTATAGTCCAAGGCAAGGTTTATGGAAGGGTTCGCTAGACCCGACTTTGGGGATGAGGATGTGGATAACATTGTTATCGTTTCGTTATCTAAAATGGGTTGTTGTTTAGCTCGATTAGCGTAAAGTTCTTCTTGTAGCGGAAACACCGACTACAGAAGGGCTCAAAGATGTTTACTACAATGACTGAGGTCGAGCAAGACTTCGACCGCCTAGTTGAAACTTCAATGTTATTTCACGGATCAGACTGGGAAGCGCAAGACGGTCGATTTACAGATGGCGTTGTTGACTACACCCACAAGGTCGCTTATTGGTTCGAGCGTTATTCGGACGTCATATTGGCTAAGGCTTTGCTTAAGGGTATGCAGGAAGATTTCGTAGTGCTATACGATTCCGTCATGGATCAATGGATTATTACATCAACCTACGCAACTGAATCGTGGCGATAATGAACCACGACCACATCATCATCGCATCACTCGCCCTCGGCGGCATTGTTGGATTCTTATTGGGTTACTCCCAAGGACACGAACACGGCAAGATTGCGGGGCGTATTGCCTATCGCAAGGCACAGCGCGCATTGCAGCAGGTTGGTCGATGAACGCCCGTGACTACCTCAACGAAGCGCGAGCTACTATCCAAGACCGAGGAGTTGACTACGGTCACCCTTCGGACAATATGTCACGAACCGCCTCACTTTGGAGCGCATACCTTGAAATGCCGATCCACGATTATCAGGTGGCAATGTGTATGGCACTGGTCAAAATCGCAAGAAGCATGGAAACTGCAAAGACAGACACTTACATCGACCTCGTGGCATACACGAGCCTAGCCGCGCAACTGCACACAGAGGAGAATGAACTATATGTTTAACCTAGATGATTATGAGACGGTCGAAGAGAGACTGACGAAGTTCTGGAAAGACCATCCCGAAGGGCGTGTCGAAACAAAGCTGATCGTTAACACACCCACGCAATACATCGTATGGAGTGCTATCTACCGTGACGCGGCTGATGTGCAGCCATGGGCTACTGGATTAGCTGAAGAGACCGTTCAAGGGCGTGGCGTCAACGCTACATCAGCGCTTGAGAACTGCGAGACTTCCAGCCTTGGGCGCAGTTTAGCCAATGCGGGTTATGCAACCAAAGGCAAGCGCGCAAGCCGCGAAGAGATGAGCAAGGTGGTAGCCAAGGCTGCGGTTGTAGATCAGGTTCAACAGGTCAAGGCAAAGATGGCAGACACATCGCAACAATACGTACCAGTAGCAAAGGCAGATGATCCATGGACAACTTGGGAAGCACCAGCACCTCAGACTATGGAATCAGCCGTCGAGACGGTGAAATCGATTCTTGGTGGCACTGCGCCCGAGGAGTCATGCAGTCATGGGGCTCGTGTATGGAAAACTGGCGTGAGCAAGGCTGGCAAAACGTGGGGCATGTGGAAGTGCAACCCACCGCACGGTACAACTAACTATTGTGATCCTGTTTGGTATTCAATCGCAGATGATGGCACATGGAAGCCGAGGGCTAACTAATGGGACACATCGAATTCCTAAATCAAGACAACGAATGGGAGCGATTCCCTAACGAAGAGGAAGAAGCGAATTTGCGAGCTAACGCGGCGCAGTTGGAACAACTTGGTTACAAGTTTATCTGCCAGATGTGTAATGCAGTGCCTAGTTGGACGCAGATCAGAGAACGCTTCTTAAAGAACGAGTGGACTTGCGATAAATGCAAGATTGTAAATTCTGCTGGGCGGGCATAACCTAATCTATGACCCAGAGTAGAAAACACCGAGGCTTTCGTACCGAGCGCGTAGTAATCTCCTATCTGCAAACTTGGTGGAGAAGCGCAAGCGTCGGCAGGGGTGCGGGCAAAGACGTGCATAATGTCCCGTTCGACATTGAGATAAAGGCTCGCTCTACGTTCTCACCCCTAGCATGGATCAAACAGGTCGAGAAACGGGCGGCAGTTCCCGATGAGCTGCCTATTGTGGTGTGTCGCATGAACGGACAAGGAGAAGATGCGGGTTCGTATCTCGCGTTTATGCGATTCTCTGACTTGGTTGATCTATTGCTAAAGGCGGGATACGGTGAATTTCAGACCGATTCTGCTAAACTTGAACCTGAAAGATGTCAACAATGTGGATCATGGAAGTTCATTAACTGCCCATGCAAAACCTGCGCACTATGTAAAGGATAAACATGGCAGACGATTGGTACACGCCCAAGTGGGTATTTGATTCACTGGGCGTTGAGTTCGATATAGATGTCTGCTCGCCCATAGGCGGCACAGGTCTAGTCCCAGCTAAACGCTTCTACTCAATCGAGGATGACTCACTCGCACAGGATTGGGATGGGTTCGTGTGGATGAACCCGCCATACAGCAAGCCCACGCCATTTATCGACAAATTTATGGCACACGGCAACGGCATTGCGCTAGTCCCGTTTAGCAAATCCAACTGGTTTGGTCGGGTTTGGAATGAGGCTCATACATTGTGCATATTGCCGCCTAACCTGAAGTTCATGCGACCTGATGGGTCATCTAAACAGATATTCATGCAATGCGTCTTGGTAGGCATGGGGCATGATGCAACATCTGCGCTAGTTAGATCAAAGATTGGTCGAGTGCGCTAGTGCCTATTTACGAGTTCGAGTGCGATAACGAGTTATGCGAGGCGAACGCCCGCTATGACAAGGAGTTGAGTATTAATGAACCACATGATGTCGATTGCCCGTTCTGCGGGTCAACAATGCGCAAGATTTATAGTTCAGTACCAGCCCATTTCAAAGGCTCGGGATTCTATTCAACAGATTCTAAGTAATGCGACACGCGGTCTGACCTGCGGTTATGCAAATGTCCTTCCAGCGTTTGGTACTCTATCGGCTAGAGCCCTTCAAGGGGCTCACGCAGCGCCGCTAACGCGGAGAGCGCAGCGGGTAGCCATCGTTATTGGGATTGCTCTATCTATACCGATGCAGGTAGCAGATGGGGGATCAATAGATGCCATTCAAACAGTGCATGAATTAGCTGATAAACAACTAACAGAAAAACAAGAATACTGCCATGACCAGATTACATTCAGGGAAAGTAGTAACCGTAAGAACGCAAACAACGGTTCACATTGGGGTTACTACCAAGGTAGAAGCCTAAGCCTTAAACATGCGCCAGATGATTACCAATTCTATTGGTATTGGCATTACGTTCAACATCGTTATGGAACTACACGCTATGATGAGCCTAACTATTGCAATGCGTTAAATCATTTACGAATCAAAGGATGGCAATGAGTAGCAGACGAGGTGATCCCAGACTATCGAGGGATTACAAGCGTGTGCGTTTGCAGGTGTTAGCAAGGGATCAGTACGTGTGCTTCTATTGTGGACAGGATGCGAACACAGTCGATCACGTCATCAGTATTAAAGCTGGTGGTGATCCAGTCAATCCTGAGAACCTAGTAAGTGCTTGCCGCAAATGTAACTCATCTAAAGGATCACGTTCAGAAGGCGTTTTTTTAGCACGGACGCGTACCCCCCCTGTCTTTATCGACAATATCTCTCCAACACAGTCCAAGCTGCACGAAGATAGTCCGTTCACAACCAGACCAGTCGGGAACTAACCCAAACATGGCAACACGCAAGAAGAAGCTTGTGGGGGCAACTAAGCCTCGGCTAATGAACACGCCTATTAAGGGCGAGTCTAGGGTTCAAGATGTCATAGACCTTGCCGAGATGATTAAAATGCCTTTGCTCCCGTGGCAGGAGTACGTATTACGCGACGCTTTGACCGTGGACAAGAAAGGCATGTGGATACGCAAAACAAACCTGATCCTGTGCGCCAGACAAGTCGGTAAGACCCATCTAACACGTATGGTGATCTTGGCTCACCTGCTTAAATGGAACTCAAAGAACGTAATCATCGCCTCATCAAACCGAGCCATGGCGCTCGACACGTTTCGACAGGTGGCGCATGTATTCGAGTCTAACGAAAACCTCATGGCGCTTGTAAAGGCTATTCGGTATGCAAATGGTACGGAATCAATAGAGATGAAATCGGGACAACGCTTAGATATTGTCGCGGCAACGAGAGACGGTTCTCGCGGTCGCACAGCTGACGCATTGTTTCTTGACGAGCTGCGAGAGTGGGGCGAAGAGGCGTACCGAGCCGCAACCCCTGTGACGCGAGCCCGTCCCAACGCCCACATATGGCTGACTTCGAACGCTGGTGATGCGTTCAGTACAGTCCTTAACGGAATGAGACAAAGAGCCCTTGAAAACCCACCGAAGTCGTTTGGATTCTACGAGTACTCGGCAGCTCCGCACTGCGGCATTTATGATCGCGCTGGTTGGGCGCAAGCGAACCCAGCCCTTGGCTACACAATCACGGAAGAGACATTGGAAGAATCTGTGGCGACTTCTCCTGTCGAAAATACCCGCACGGAGATGCTCTGCCAGTGGGTTTCATCGCTTCAGTCACCATGGACGTACGGAACTATTGAGGCTTGTTCTGATAGCACTCTCGAAATCCCAGTCGGTGGTTACACGGTGTTCGCTTTCGATGTCAATCCGTCTCGCAGAAATTCGAGCCTTGTTGCTGGTCAGATATTGCCAGACGGTCGCATCGGAGTTGGAATCTTGCAGACGTGGGAATCCCAAGTCTCGGTTGACGACCTAAAAATCGCGGCTGAAATCAAGGGATGGGCAGATCAGTACAGACCAAGACAAATTTGCTTTGATAAATACGCTACCCAGACAATCGCGGAGCGTTTATCGAACGCGGGATGTATTACGCAAGACATCTCGGGTATGCAGTTCTACCAAGCCTGTACTGACCTCAAAGATGCGCTGGATAACGGCAGACTCGTTCACAAAGGTCAGGATTCATGGATCGCGCAAATGAATAACTGCGCGGTTAAGCAAAACGACTCAAGCTGGAGAATTATCAAGCGCAGTAGCGGTGGCGACATTAGCGCTGCAATCGCAACTGCAATGGTGGTAACGATGTTGATGAAACCACAACAGGTAGCGGCTATCTATACGGATTAGCACAACATGTAGTGTATAATTGCGACCTATGGGTCTCTTCTCGCGTAAACCACAAGTCATTGAAGCGCAACTTGCTCCGCAAATTATGGGCGAGAACATGCCGAGCCTTTACAATGCAATCTTCGCACGAATCTCGCGCCACGATGCCATGAGCGTCCCTTCGGTCGCGAGAGCCAGAAACCTTATTTGCGGGACTGTCGCCTCGATCCCCCTCGAGTACTACAAGACATCAACTGGTGAAGTAATTGCACCACCTCGCTGGATTAAGCAGTTATCAAAGAACCAGCCATCATTTGTAACCCTTACATGGTGCGTTGACTCGCTCCTCTTCTACGGTGTTGCTTATCTTTTGATTACAGAGCGTTATGCCGAGGACGGACGACCTTCAGCGTTCGAGTGGGTTGCAAACTCACGCGTTACATTTACAACAGACCTCGAAGGCATTATGGTTACGCAGTATTACGTCGATGCAAAAGCAATCGACATGAACGACATCGTTACAATCCAAGGATTCGATGAAGGCGTGCTAGAGCGTGGCAGCCGCACTATTCAGGCAGCCATCGACGTAGAGCGCGCCGCAGCTACAAACTCGGCACAGGCACAGCCAGCGGGCTTCCTGAAAAATACAGGAGCGGATTTACCACCAAACGAAGTTCAAGGACTTCTTGCAGCTTGGAAGCGTAGCCGCTTAAACAACTCCACGGCATACCTGACATCGACTCTTGAATACTCACCAGTATCGTTCTCACCTAAAGACATGCAGTACACGGACAGCGTTCAGTCGTACAGCACGCAAATCGCACGGACAATGAACGTCCCTGCTTATTATTTATCATCAGATCAGAATACGACGATGACATACGCCAACGTCCAAGACGAGCGCAAGCAGTTTTATGCTCTATCCATCGAGCCCTATGTTCAGGCGATCCAGCAAAGACTGAGCATGGACGACATCTCAACTGCTGGACATCAAGTAAAATTTGCGGTTTATGACAGCTTCCTAAAGAACGACCCACTGGTTGAGCTACAGGTTGTTGAAAAGTTGTTAACCCTTGGGCTGATTACAACTGAACAGGCAATGGAAATGACGGACTTAACTCCTAACGGAAGCGAAGGTATCAGCTAGTGGATCAACTCATAATCGAAGCCTCATCTATTGAGTGCAGCGAAGAACGCCGTGAAATCTCGGGCAAAATCGTACCGATGGGTACAGGCGAAATCGGTCATACCAATATGGGCGGGGTTGTATTCGCTGCCAATAGCATCGATGTCACCGACATCTCAAAGATTCGTCTCTTGTCACAGCATGACATGAAAAAGCCTGTGGGAAAGATGATCAGCGCCGAAGTTCGCGCTAACGATGGCATCTACGCCACATTTCGCTTGAGCCGCTCAACTGGCGGCAATGACGCACTTATTCAGGCACAGGAGGGGCTGGTTACAGGTCTCTCGGTAGGGGCAGAAGTAATCGCATCCCAGCCATCACGCGACGGTCACATCGTCGTTACATCAGCCAAGCTCAAGGAGGTCAGCCTTGTTACCGAGGCGGCATTTAAGACAGCTGAAGTCAAAGAGATTCGCGCAGAGGAACAGCCTCTCGTCGAAGAAACAACCCAACCAGAAAGCGAGCCACAAGTGGAAGAATCAACCACAGCGGTAGAAGCTCCAGCAGTTGAAGCAGCAGCAGTCGAAGCGGC